GATTCTCCCTACAATATTGAAGGAGCCGGTCACCAAGGAATTGACGCTATACACTTACGTAAGAACGATGAATATTGGGACCAACACCCCGAAAAAGTCTATAAACTGCCTGCATGAATCCAGCTAAACAACAGAAGAAGTTAACCAAAGCCTTAATGGCTGCGGAACTTTGCACTACCCGTGAACAAGCACAGAAGATTATCAAGAAAGCTGATAAAGCTTCTAAGAAATTATCTGACTTTGAATACGGAATAGGACCTACTTGACGATGTAGCTCAATCGGTTAGAGCGCCTGCCTGTCACGCAGGAGGTTGCGGGTTCGATTCCCGTCATTGTCGTGTCCTCAGTACGACCCTAAAAGGCTGAGTTTATGTAGGACTGCGGTTCGATTCCGCACATCTCCACTGCGGGGATGCACTGGTTCTCGACTGCATAGGCTAATTGAGAATAACTCTCAACAACATCGTACGTTTTGAGCGCGTAGCCGTAGCCGCCTGAGCTAACTACCCGTGACGACAATGCCCCCGGTCGGGGGCTTTATTTCGTCGATGCCTAATAATTATCCCTAATGCCACTTTCAATTTCGCAAGTTGAGTGTCTAACCACGCAGCTAGAACAAGCAATCGAAGTCATTAATGGTATTGATTACCAATCCGATAGCCCTACTATCAAAACCGCTGCATATGCAGCCGGGTGGAGTAAAAGTACTATGCAGAGCGCAGTACTCGTACTTAAACGAGAGTATCACTTAGATTTAATAGAATAGTTATATCTATTGTTCAAGTTCATGGCTACCTGGAATCCTGAAGGCTCTCTTCACTTTGAGAAGACTGACAAATACTCAACAGGACGTATTAAAGGTGACTGGGAGGACGCACTTAAAAGCGAAATCCCCGGAGCTAACGAACGTGCTTGGAACCAAGGTGCCGAAGAAGTAACTGATGGCAAAGTTGATTCCCAATCAGAAGTTAAAGCTGTCGGTGATTGGTATCGCCAGAAATTAGCTGATCAAAAACAACCTAAAGAAGCACCTGCACTTGCACCTGCTCCCAAAGAGGACCCTGTTAAAGACAGTTCTCATCTAGCAGAGGCTAAAGAACGTGTAAAGGAGTGGGAGAACAAAAGCTGGTCTGGTGAACGTGCTAACGAAATCTTCAGTCCATCTAATGAACAAGCTTTGAGTTTCGATGCAACTACAGCTCCAACGAAGGATACTTATGATGCTCGTCCTGAATCCACTGGACTTAACAAACCAGATGACAATGCTGTACTAAATGCTTATAAAAAAGAATTTGCTAAAAACTTCTCTCCAGACGGATTAGACATGACTAAAGTAAATCCTACTTGAATTTAATAGAATAGTTATATCTATTGTTAAAGAGGGATTTTAATGGCTGAATATGCGGTCACTGATTCTCGTTCGGACGAGTATAAAGCTAGAGCCCAGGATTTTTTTAATAGCTGGGGACTTGATCGGAGTCGTCCTGAAAAATGGACAGAGTCAAGAGATCACTTCTCTGAGGAGGACAAGGATCTATTCCTGAGAGGCGACCATCTTCCTGAATCGATGCAAAACGACGAAGGCTTTTATATGGGTCGTCAAACTCGTGACCTATCCAAAATGAATGAGGATGAATACTACACAGGAGCACAGAAAGATCAAGTAAATCAGGCTATGTCTGAACTTGGTATGGAAAGTAACGATAGTGATCTAAAAAGCGGTAGAGTTCTCAGTCATTTGTTTCAAAAACATATGGATGGTATGCCCAAACCTGCTGAACCTGCTGAACCTGTTGTAGATAGCGATCATCTAGCAGAAGCTAAAGAGCGTGTACAAAGTAGGCTCACTACACCTAAAGAACCCTTTAGCCCATCTAATGAACAAGCTTTGAATGCAGCTCCAACTGCAAATACACAGGATAAAAGTTACGATGCGCGGAATAAGTACACTGGACCTAACACTCCAGAAAGCAATGCTGTACTAAATGCTTATAAGGAAGACTTTGCTAAAAATTACTCTTCCAACGGATCTAACTTATATAATGCGTTCACTCAAACTGCTCTTAATCAGCAGAAGGAAGACGTACCTGATATGCCATCACAAGCACAGTCACAACAGGAAGATGAGTTCCTCAGAAATGCTAGAGGTCAGAATCTACTGAATGCTTAATAACTATAATTAAAGTATTGCTTTAATTATCAATATGGCTACCTATCTACCACAACAAGTGTGGGGCGACGGTCCTAATATCAGTGACTCCGATAGGGCTAAGTACTTTGATGAGGAAAAAGGACCTAAAAGTCACCACGACTCAGCTTGGAAATTAAAAGATGGGTACGAAGTCAGATCTCTAGGTAAGGGTGAGAAGCCAAGTAAGCTCAATTCATTGACAACTTACACCAATGACTTCGATTCCCTGCATGATGAATATGATGCTAACAGTGACAGAGATAATTACGGAATCTTTAAAACATATCCACGTCCAGACTCTACCGATTCAGCACCTCCAACTGATACAACTCCTGAGCCTGATACTTCTCTTGAGACCCCACCTAATAAATCTACTGTAGATAGCTCTCACCTAGCAGAAGCTAGGGACCGAGTAAATGCGTGGGAGAATAAGAGCTGGAGTGGCGAACGTGCTCATGAAAACTTTAACCCATCTGACGGTGTTTATGACGCTCGGAATGATAATTCTCCAGACAGTAATGCTGTGCTAAATGCCTACAAAAAAGACTTTGCGGATAACTTCTCTCCTGCAGAATCTAACCTGACTAATGCGTTCAATCAAACTGCTCTCAATCAGCAGGGAGGAGACGTACCTGAAACGCCTTCACAGCAACAATCACAACAAGAAGAAGACGAGTTCCTCAAGAATGCTAGCGGTCAGAATATGTTGAGCGTTTAATAAGTATAATTGAAGATATATTCTTCAATTACAGGACATTGATATGTCGACTATGTCACAGCAATCAAACGCGAGAATGCGGAGAGTAAGAGATCACAACGCTGCTTGGTCTAAAGACGACGCATGGAAAGATACCAGAGGTGGATTTAATCCAGATGTATTTAAAGACGTAGATGATGCCACACGTCAACGACTGCGTGATCATCAAGTAGGTCCTTCTATACTTAGAGGAGATAAGGTGAGAGCGACCACTGCCTTTAACACAGGTCAATGGGGTGATGGAGTGCATGGCGAAGCGGGCGGAATCTACCACACATATTGGGGCGGCGAAAAAGGATCAAAGAGAGCCCATAACCGTGGCAATGTACAACAGGCTGTCTGGGAAACGGGACTTTCTAATATTGGAGACAAAGACCAGTTAAATCAATTCCTTGATAGGGCTGATTCTGTAAAAGCTAAACATGGTGATTTCTTGAAAGATGGCTGGACTCCAGAAGCCATCATGTTGATGCGTGAGCAGCCTCAACAAGAACAAGCGCCAGCACCTAAAGCTCAGCCTGTAGCTAAGAAGCCTGAAACTAATTCAGGACCTATTACAGAGAGTTCTCATCTAGCAGATGCTAAAGAACGTGCCAGCAATTTTAAAAACCCAAGTTCTAGTCAAGCCTTCAATCCAACTGCACATAATCCTGATTCATTTGATAAACGTCCAACTGAATCAAATCTTGCTACAGACTATGACTTCACAGGAGGGGCTAGTAATCTAATGTCCAATGTGACTCGTAATAATTCAACAACTAACACTAAACCTCCTGAATCTGATCCTGAGCCTTCAACAAGCAGCTCCTCCACAGATACTAAGCAGCCTTATAAGAAATCGTTTACTGACCTAGTTGCTAACAATTACTCTTAACTAGCAGTCAATACATAGACTAACACTAGAGGCTGAGCACAGTATTGTATATAATTGATGTATATGAATTCATTTAATAATAGCCATGCCTGACCAATGGAGAATAGAAAAAAGAGCGGCAGACAACCAAGCCAAATCAGCTCATGGCACAAAATGGAATGACTGGTCTCCTGAGGACAAAGGATTTAACACAGAAGCCTTTAAAGACTTAAGTACCGAAGATTACAGAAGACTTAAGACATTAGGACTAGGACCTGGTCAGCTTAGTCAAGGCAAGGCGGATGACCCGCTTAGAGACAATGCGTTTAGTAATTACTGGGCTGATGGAAATTATGGAGACACAACCGGCATTGAAAATATCCGGCGCAGTTCTAGTAATCGCGGTATTTGGGAGAATGCTGTTCAAGCTACAGGTAAATTCAACATCAAAAATTCTAATGAGCTTATGGGCTTTGTCTCTGAAATAGAGAACTATAAAGCTGGTAATGCTGACTTCATGAAAGAAGGTGACCTCACTCAAAAAGATGTATGGAATCTATCAGAAAACTGGAATAAAGCAGAGCCTGTTGCTGATCAGCCAGCACCTAAAGCTGAGCCTGTAGCTAAGAAGCCTGAAGGATCTATCACAGAGAGTTCTCACATTAAAGATGCTAAAGAACGTGCTGTCAATTTTAAAAATCCAAGTTCTAGTGGAGCATTCAATCCAGCTGAAAATAATCCTCATACATTCGATAAACGTCCAACTGAATCAAGACTGGCTCAGAACTATGACTTCACGGGAGGGGCTAGTAATCTAATGTCCAATGTAAGTAGTAATAAGCCACCAGCTAGCACTAAACCTCCTGAACCTACTCCTAAGTCTCCAACAAGCAGATCTTCTACAGATACTAAGCAGCCCTACAAGAAGCCATTTACTGACCTAGTTGCTAGTTCTGCTGGTGGTCTTATGGGCTCTTTCGGATAAAGAATCTACAACTAACTAATTAAGACGAACATATTGAGTATTGAATTATGAGTGATAAACCATTAACACCTGAAGAGGTGCAAGCAGCAGCTGACAAGTTCTTCCCGCTCTTCACGATTGTCCTTAAGGACATGCCTAAAGGATCAAGCACCGAGGACACCCTCAAGGTGATGGAGACCGTCTGTAAACTTGCACACAAGCAGCGGGAACAGAAGAAGCTGGAATCCTTTGGGTTCCTAGAGCACGACACGGTTCTTTAAAACCACGTAGAAGTGCGGCTGGCTAATCACTGTGCTGGACTACCTTTTGACGTAAAACCACACTAAACCACGTTCTTTCTATACCCTTTCTATTTTAAATCAGAGTGTATTAAAAAAGAAGAATATAAGAGAACTAGTGCGGTTGATGCGGTTTGAGGTGCATATTTCGCTGAGATCCACTGCAGCCGTTGGGGTTTGCTAAACCACACTACTTATGCGGTTTCACAGATCGGCACTAATATTTTGATGTCACCAATTATACCTGCACTCGCAGCATGATGGTACTGTGAAAACTAGTCCAAAATTCATCGACACTATTTAAATGCGCCGCGTGTCCTTCGACATCAGAGATGACTGTCATCAGACAATGAAACTGTTCTGTGCTAAGCGGGATATGACGGTCAAGGACTTCTATCTTGCAGCTGGAAGGCAATACCTTTCAGAGAACTCAACAGAGACTGAGAAGAGGCTATGGCCAAACTGCTTTGAGTCAGAAGAATGTATGAATGACGACGGAATTCAACAAGAAAAATAACCACGTTCAAACATCACCACATCACCACATTCGTTAGGCATTTTTTAATGCATAGTAACTAACGAAATTTGCCAACTAACTTACCTGTTGACTTGTATCAATTATTACAAAGATTAACCTGTTGGTATCAATGCACTCTTAATGCATTGAGTAACTGCTAACACTTCAGGCTGTTTTGTTGATCACCACATCTCAACATTATTCGTAAATTGCATAATGTATTGATTAATACAATTACAGCTATTTCACTAAGTGGTATATTCAATTTGCTTTACAACTTAGTCATGGCATCCAAGAAAGTCACTATTACAATGCCAAAATGTTGCCATAAAAGAACTCGCTTGTTCTGTATATCAGAGTCAGTGACATTGCAAGAACTCCTCCTAAACGCATGTCAGGAATATCTGGATAAACATGCTGAATGTTCTGAGGATAATTGCTGCGGAAGTAAACCAGATAACTGGTAAACCTTTTTCCCATCTATGTGGCTTAAAGTTAAACCTTTTGTGGGCCTTTGTGAATAACAACTAGACAGATTCAACGCAGCTTATAACTTCATGTTTGTTACTTAGCGACTAAGCATCGGATTAGCCATCGTTTCCTTGAAACTCCTGCCCCTGATCCGCTCTGTCTCCCTGGTGTACACCACAGATAGTGTTAAAGGCCCTACCACGGCCTGCTTGTCCCGCTAGGTTCCCAACTGAACCACTCACTGCGGCCTATTGGCCGCTATCTCGATTGATGTCCTATATCCATCACACACAATGCCCGCAGAATTCACTAGCGGATGGTTCGGTAACAACGAATGCGCTTGGCACAACCAAGGTGTTGTTACTGAAGGAACGCTCCCTGCGAGGGATGCGTTTGAAACAGCAGATGCACTTTTCCAAGTTGAAAAGCGTGAGCTTCAATACCCAGTTTTTAGAGATCCAAACATCGTTGGTGTTGAACCAGCAGGTGTCTTCGGAGTTGTCCGAACTGATACCCAATCTCTCCTCGGAATCGTCAGTCAAACGTACGAAGTCGTTCAAAACGAAGCCCTCCTACGCATGGCGGAGTTCATCCGAGAAGAGGCAGACATGGACAGCGTCATCGTACTTAAGAACGGAGCAAGGGTCGCTTTTACCGCCACACTCCGTGGTGCGACGGAGGAAGTCCTCCCTGGAGACAAAGTCTTCAGACGCTTAGTCGGCTACTTAGGACATGACGGAAAAACTGGCTGCGGTGCAATCTTCACCAATGTCAGAGTTGTCTGTGCCAATACTCTTGCTGCTGCTATGCGTGAAGGGAATAAAACTTCCATCATTCATAAAACTGGAGCTAACAGTAGTTTTGACAAGCTGATCACATCCATTGATACAGCACGTCAATCCTTTGCTCAAGAAGTTCAAGCCATGCGTGAACTTGCTGAATACAAGGTGAGCAATGAAGACTTCAGGTATTTCCTAGAACAGGTTTATGCAAAAGACCTTAAAGGTGATAAGTCACTTGATGACCTCAAGAAGATTAAGCCAATCATGCATAGCATGAACCGTGGATTTGGTTCAGATATCCCTGGAGTTCATGGAACTCTCTGGGCTGCAGTCAATGCAGTCACTGAATTTGAGACAAGCACCAAGCGTGGGAAGAATAAGAAGAGCAGGTTCATGAAGGCTAACTTCGGAACTGGTCTAACTACTTCTGCCCGTGCTCTAGAAGTTGCTCAAGATATGGCTTACGCCTAAGTCTCAAAGTAGATAATTACCACCTAGACTTTAGATTGCTGCAATAAGTAGCAGTCTAAAGTATATTTCTTATAAGTAAATGAAGAAACTACTATATGCCTTGCCAATTCTTTGCTCTATTCTCCCAGCTCAAGCGGCGACAGCAGTATTTAGAACAAATGCTAGCTGGTATGGCCCTGGTTTCCACGGAAACATGACAGCTAATGGGGAACGTTATAACCAGCACGGAATCACTGCTGCTCATAAGACATTACCTTTCGGTACACGGCTAAAAGTCTGTAACGAGATTAATGATCTATGCGTTGATGTTCGTATCAATGACCGTGGTCCTTACATTGCTGGACGTGGCCTTGACCTATCACGAGGAGCTGCTGAAGCCATAGGAATGATTGATCCAGGTGTTGTACCTGTGACCTTTGAGTTCCTATGAAAGGCGTCAAGTTAGGTAGAAATATTTACTTCCTCGCTAATGAGGAAGGCATCGGAATTATGTTCATGCACGGTGGTAAGCACCGAAGGCATGTATCAATTGAAGATCAAAATGACTTCAGATTCTGGCTGAAACAATTCCGCCTACTTGAAGACAAGAGCCATTTTGACTGGCGCTAAACCACACTACTATTTTCTATTATGTGTAACGATAATAACCAAGCCCATATGATCTCCAGCATCGTTAGAAGCGTTGCTATTGCTTCAGTCTTCATTCCTGTATCACTAGGTTTGACCGGAGGTATTAACAGACTGCTGGACAAGGCAGAAGTCACTACAGCTAAAGGGACACAGCTGGCACAAATGAAATCAGAACTTGCTAAGGACTGTGTTGCTTGGATGATGTCTAAGAAGGATACCAAAGTAGAGCGTCAGGCTGAGACAGCGATTGACGAGTACTTCGATGGATCTGTTGACTACAAAAGTATTTGTGATTGGACGCTTAATTAAGTAATTTTAATTAGCTCTCAATTGTTATCAATTCAACATAAAATAAAAGAAGTTTGAAATAGAAACTATGTCTCATACCAGCAGAGCGTTACCTTGTAATGACTCTGGAATCCGACATCCTCAGCGACTAAATCAACTCAGACAATTAAAAGCAATCGAAGCGGATGAACGCGTGATTGGCTTTAACATAAGCCCTCATAATCGTATTCATAAGAATGTCCAAAGTGAATATGATGATTTGACACCTAGTTCTGCCGCTGAGGTTCATTTAACTTAATAGACTATATAAGTAGGAGTAACCAATCTCCGAGTTTTACCTTCTTACAACACCACTAATTCATTATGGCTTCAACATCACTTCTGCCTCGGACTGGTAGTCCAGAGGCTACGTGGGAGTCTTTCTGTAAGTGGGTAACTAGCACCGACAACCGCCTCTACGTAGGTTGGTTTGGGGTGCTAATGATCCCCTGCTTATTGACTGCTACCACCGCATTCATTATTGCTTTTATTGCCGCACCACCTGTAGACATCGATGGAATCAGAGAACCAGTTGCCGGATCCCTTTTATACGGGAACAACATCATCAGTGGGGCCATCGTCCCATCTTCCAACGCGATTGGACTGCATTTCTACCCAATTTGGGAAGCTGTCTCGCTTGACGAATGGTTGTACAACGGCGGCACGTACCAACTCGTCGTATTCCACTTCCTCATTGGTATCTCTGCTTACTTGGGACGACAATGGGAACTTAGCTATCGATTAGGTATGCGCCCTTGGATTTGTGTTGCTTACTCAGCACCACTGTCTGCCGCATTCGCTGTGTTCTTTATATATCCAATTGGACAAGGGAGTTTTTCAGATGGAATGCCCCTCGGTATCTCAGGAACATTCAACTATATGTTCGTCTTCCAAGCTGAGCACAACATTCTTATGCACCCTTTTCATATGCTTGGCGTTGCCGGTGTATTCGGTGCTTCTCTATTTAGTGCTATGCACGGGTCGCTTGTCACAAGCAGCCTCATTCGTGAAACAACTGAAGTAGAGAGTCAGAACTATGGCTACAAATTCGGTCAAGAGGAAGAGACTTATAACATTGTCGCTGCTCATGGCTATTTTGGTCGCCTTATTTTTCAGTATGCCTCATTTAACAACAGTCGTAGCTTGCACTTTTTTCTTGCTGCTTGGCCCGTTGTTTGTATCTGGTTCACGGCATTAGGTGTTTCCACCATGGCCTTCAACCTAAATGGCTTCAACTTCAACCAGTCAATTCAAGATGCACAGGGTAGGGTTGTTCCTACTTGGGCTGACGTTCTTAACCGAGCAAACCTTGGGTTTGAGGTCATGCACGAAAGAAATGCCCATAATTTCCCCTTGGATCTAGCATCAACAGGCAGTACTCATGTCGCACTAAAAGCGCCTATGATTGGTTAAATTCGATTAGAAAAATTCAGAGCTTCAAACATGAGGCTCTTTTTTAATCTTTAGCTATATATGATGAATATAGATACATAGGATAAAACAATGTGCCTCACTTCTGAAGAGAGAAAGGATGTGCTTGAAGTGGTTAAACATTTTCAAATGCACCACATCTCACCTAGTACAGATCGCTTTAAATATTTCAATCACCTATTAGAAAAAATCGAGAACGATGATGAAAATATTCCTGGATACGGCGGAACCGAAAACGATTGAGAAGCACTTCTCAACTGGACTAATTGACGGTGTCACAACGAATCCATCCCTGATCCTGAAGGCTGGAGAGAAACCTGATGACATCTACCAAGCCATCAAAGACATTGGTGTTAAGGATATCTCCATGGAAGTTAGTGGTAACGCTGATGAGATGCTTGATGATGCACATCGTCTTGCAGATAAGTTCGGGGATGTTGCGACCATTAAAGTACCTTGCACGCCTGATGGGCTCAAGGTCTGCAGGAAACTCAGCAAAGAACTAATTGGAACTAATGTGACGCTGATATTCACAGCAGCACAAGCAATCCTTGCCAGTAAATCAGGTGCTACTTATGTCTCACCATTTGTCGGAAGACTTGATGATCAATCTGTAGCAGGGCTTGAAGTAGTCCGTGCTATCTCTGACCTATATAAGATCCACCGACGCCCTACACAAGTGCTAGCGGCGTCTATACGCAGCGTTCAGCGTGTTGTTAGATCCTTCTACAACGGTGCTGAAATTGTAACGATGCCACCTTCAATCTTCAAGCAGATGTACAAGAGTATCTTGACGGATGCTGGACTAGAAATCTTTAGTCAAGATCTGAAGATGACTAAGCGCAACTAAGCATTTATACTGCTAATATTAAGGAGGTTACGAAACTTAACATAATGACGACAATTACAGAAGACGGCGGCAGAACTAATATCTACGCCAAAGAACCACGCATGTATTACACCACTGATTACGGAACTCCTATGGAAAATGCTGAAAAGACTAACGGACGCGCAGCAATGATGGGCTTTATGTTTGCCATCGCTTCGTATGCAGCAACAGGTCAAATCATTCCTGGCCTATTCTGAAATGGGACCTATATTTCTTGTTCTAGCCGCCTGTTTAACAGCTTCACTTCTATCAGTAATGATTAATGATGATGGGATAAATAATGATAGCTAAAATTAAATAAGTCACAAGGGAGGTTATGCCATCCATAAACTTCCCACCACCAATAAAGCTTCCTCCTCCAGTTGTTGCACCACGAAGACCTATTGGAATGCCAACATTTCAAGTACCTGAATGGCAACCAGTTCCTATTTACCGTGACCAAGTACCAGGTATTGGAAATGTAAACGGATCTGATAACGAGGACGAAACTGAAGAAGAAGTTCAAGAAGAGGAAGCTGAAACTGAAGCCAAACCAGAACAAGCACCAGTAAAGCCACCGCCGGTAGAACTACCAACACTTCCACCGATACCAATACCGCAAGCAGTCATCCCTGAAACAGAGATGGTCAATGAAGTGACTATCCCTATTATCAATATGGATGTACCACTACCGAAGACTGAAATAGTAGTCATTGCAGTCACTACTGCTGGTGTTGCTGCTATTGCATCTGTTGGTGGAACAATGGTTGCCAATCAAGTATTCAGGCAACTAATAAAAGTATTCAAACCATTATTCAAAACTATTCTGAAGAAACTGATGAAGGCTCGGGGGAAGGATCTTCCATCGTGGGCGCGAGAACGTCGGTCTCAGAAGTATCAGCGGGTGAAGGGTCCAACAAAATAGGACTACCTTCTGGCTTCGATAACTCTTCTGGATCTACTACAGGAGATGCTGCGATTGGAACGATATCTGCACAGATTGGATAGAACGGACTGGCAGGGAGGATCTGAAATCCTGCCTTATAAATGTTGATGCATTCTTTGATGCGAACTAACTCATAGTCCAACCGTGATTTGTCTAACTGTCGTCTGCCTAGCTCTTTGCAAATCTCTACAGCACTACCATCTAAAGGCATGGACAGGCTGATCTGCCCACCATAACTAGCACTCGTAGCATAGGAACTAGCCATGCTCTCTGTCTGTAGAACATACGGAGCAAAGCTTATAACTGGACCATTACAAAAATGACCCCGACTGAATCCCTGAGTGCTCAATGAACCTTGGTTAATCTGCACTGCTTGATTAGCTACTGATCCTGTGATCGCAGCATTAGGCTGAGCACTAACATTAGTGGTATCACTTGCGAAACAAGGAGTAGAAAGAACTACTGAGAGAATACTGATAAGGTATTTGTAACCGAATCGGTTTCGATTGTCCTGTCTATATCGATTGTTTCGATCAGGCCAGCAGCTCTTGAAGTAACTTCTAATTCCCATGGCAAGGCTGTGTCAACGATCTCAAACTGAACACCAGTCGCATTAACGGTAGTAGCTGCACCATTTGCATCTACTGATTTAATGTTGTCACCACTCCATACATTAATAGCTGACCCAAAACGTTCTGTTTCAACTACTTCTGTAATTTCCTGAGTTGTCGTGACTGTCTGCGTCATTGAGCCTGTTGTGAAATTAGGTGTAACTGACTGAGCAGAGACTGGTGCTGCTATGAGTAATAATAGAAAGAGGCGGTACATCTTTTACATAAGTATAAGCAACTACCTTATTGTATCTTTAATATCTCATGGAAGAACCAAAAAAGGAACCGGGTCTATTAAAAAAGCTGAAACAATCAGTTGATGACAAGGAAGAGCAGCTGACAATCCTGTCTACGTTTGTCCGGTTGGGAATTCTGATATGGAGTGGAGGAATATTAACTCTTGCTTATATACAGCTACCACCAGCCTTAGGGATACCTGAACAGAAGCTAGATCCAACCTTCATTGCAAGTGTATTTACTGGAGTATTGGCGACCTTTGGTGTCCAAGCTGCTTCCAAGAAAAGTAACGGAGGTGCTGCAGGTACGGGTAACATAACCAAAGCAGATCTTGAGAAACTTATCGAAGCTGCTCAACAGTCTGCCCCAACTCAGAAAATTCAAATCGAGCAACGTCCTATTAAAATAATTACCGAATGATGGGTTGCAATGCCGCCTATCGGCGGCTATATTTCACAAGTGGGTACAAGAGTGCCCAGCGAACCCATATATCAAGACGGAATGAAGATATCTAAGGAAGATCTGACAGAGCTGACTGAACTCATTGAAGATTCAGTTGAGTATTATTGTGATCAGCACAGGATCTCAGGCCAGCTGGCTTGGACCATTGTCGAATCACTAGGTACAGCAAAGCTTGCTGAACTCAAAGGCGAGCTTGCGGCAGTTTGATGGTGGAAATTAGACAGATCCACCAAGAACTGGACATGGTGGCCAGACGACTGGAAGATACCGGCGAATCACTTGGATGCTCTCGACTATTACTGTGGATCATGCTTAAGGCGCGTGCAGATAGTGAGATTGAAAAAGAAACACTAACCACAATTCAATCATCTAATGAATGATCAAAAAATGGTTGCCCTCACGGCAGCCGCTGCAGGTGTTGCGCTGTTTAATCCTTTGGGATGGGCAGCCTTTGCTGGACTACAGGCCTACTACTGGACCGAACGTCTGCTTGACGGCGACACCACAGACATACAAATACGTCCTATGAAGGACTCCGACTACGAATAACTTATTGCCGCCGGTTGGCGGCTCTATATCCTTATGCCCTTCGGGGCTTCTGTTCCTTTATCTATACACAGAATGACCATCGTATCTACTGCTCCAACCACTACAGAAGAGTGTGGACTATCCACTGAACTTGTTAGTGAACTTGGAGGTAGCAACGCCGACGTATCAATGATGATCGGTGTTGGACTAGTAAAAGACTCTGATGCTGTTTACTTCCAATACATGGGAGATGACCGCAAGTCTGCACTTGTTAAGCCATCGGGTAACCCACTGACCAGAATCGGTGATGTAAAGCTGACTGGCATTTCTATTGCTGAAAAAGTAGGTGAATACAAAAGCACCAAACTAAACCTGTTCCTTACAACACCACAAACAGGCACCACGGTCATGCTGACTGCAGGCTTGACCACCATCTGGGCGCAGTGCATCCTCACTGGACTGATGGATGTATTCGCTAAGGGTCAGCTGACTATGAGCCTTACCTTCGACACTTGGAAAGGTAACTCCAAGATGAAGCCATGCTTCGCAGCTGTACGTATCGGCTCACAAAAGATGAGTGACAACGGAATGTATGAAGCACTCCGTGAAGCTCGTAGTGACAAAGACGGTCTCAGAATAGAAGAACTCTGCCGTGACGCAGTTGCTGTAATTGCTCACACCATTAACCCTCAGGAAGCTGAGGTTGTTATCGAGGAGGCACCTCAAGTTGAAGGTGACTATGAGCAAGACGAGTTCTAAATAGAATAGAAGTAACAGGCACGGTAATCCTGCCGTGCTTTATTTACTTAAGAAAATGAATAACCAATACTTAAAAATACTTGCAGTCTTAGCTGCCATGGTGCTCATTCCTGCCGGTATCGCTTGCGGTACTGAGAAGGATGAAACTACTGATGCTTTATCTGAATTCAGTTGCTATGACTTGATGCAACCTTTATTGGAAGCTCAAAAAGCAGGTGTTATTACTACTGCCGAATTACTTCAAATCTGGGAAGATTGCGATGACTAAAGATACTGTTGAAGTTCAAGTTTACGACCTGTTCGATATGGTTTGTGATGCATACGTTGCATCATTAGAAAATCCACCATATCCAATCGCTTTTTACCTAGAGCGAATCAAGAACAACGCATATGGCTACTTACCTGCAGAGAAACATGCAGCCTTTGATGAGTACTTGAACAATAAAGATTACATGCCTGCATCCAACATCATCCTTGACACTAAATGACAACGACGACACTTGAGCGTCCAGCTACAGTCCAGCCCAACAGTCCACTATTCCTGATTGCACTACCTGCTCATTTACTGCACTGTGTAGCGCAAGTTGTATGCACTGATCCAGTTAAAGTTTCAATCAACAAGATCTCGCTATACCGCGAAGACTCTGTTGGATCTGGTGATATTACACTTGCTGCAACAGATGGCCACCGCTTAATGAGGATTACCCTACCTGCAGGGTCTACTCAGATAGGGGAACTAGAGCCTGGACAGCGCCTGATTATTGATCCAGCAGCGTTTAAGAAACGCCCACTAACTTACGAGAAAACAATAGAACTCTTTGCCGATGGTACGGCTGAGATTATTAATAGTAGTTCTCGTGAGGTTAGAAAAGTGTTCTGGAAGACTACTGATACGAAGTTTGAATTTCCAAACTACGATCAACTAATTCCAGACAACTTCCACAACAAACCAGAAGCTCCCTTTGCATTCAATCCTTCCTACCTGCTTGACTTTCTTAAGTTAGCCAAGCAATACGGAAGCAACCTTGTTGTTAAGTGGCGCATGAATGCTGCAACAACACCAATGATTCAAACCTTTCATGTTGATAGAAAGTGGTTACCACTAGAAGGTGAAGTCACTGTTGAACATCTACTCATGCCTGTACAAGTGAGAGCTTAATTACATGGCAACTATTCTTGCCAAACGGTACAACATAGATAAGAGTATTCGTGATCCTAAGACTGACTGTCAAAGTAGAGCAAGAACAATACGTCGAGAAATCGAAAGAAAAGCTCGACGGAAGCAACCAAAACGAGCACGTCCTAAAACCACTAAAGGATTCGCTAAAAACTTCCCACTAATCATGGAGGAAAATGTTTAGAACACAAGCACCAATGCCAGCGATAGCTAAGACATTGCCGTGCATGAGAGATGTACGTGAGCCCGCCACGGGTCACACCGTGCAACACCTTGCTTACGATGCAGAGATGCAATATGTACGCAAGCCTAATGAATTAAGGCTTATACTATGTAATAGCCTTGATGCGGTAAGAGTAGATGAGCCCGTGCTTGTTTCTTACCATTCAGGTATGCGTGCGTATCAACACGATACACATGTAGCTACCTCAAACGACGACAACTGTATAGGCGATTTTTATTACACTGATGGAAGACAAGCTTGATAATATGAAGCAATATACAATTGCTATTTTCACGCAAGAACTATGCAAGCCCTGCATAGATCTGCACGAACATATACGACAACTACCTACACGACAGCAGGATGTAATTTCCTTTTACAACATGAAAACCCTACGGGGAGTGCAGACTGCTTGGTGTGAGGAACTAGGTGTTGAATTAACACCAACTATGGTCGTTGTTCATAACGATAGGAGCGAAATACCAATTGAGAAAGTTGTTGGAGCGAAGGCGATTATCCAATCCCTTCCTTCAACTATTAGCGACTACACCTACATCGAAACGAACATCGACAATATTCACCCTGATCAATCTAATGACAAAGAAGAACGTAATAGAAGCTAGAGGCGTCATCTTTAAGGAGTCGGGAAACGGATATTTCAACGTTGAACTTGACGAACCTGAAGGTCACCACTGCCTTTGTCGAGCATCAGGCAAGCTAATAACGAGAAAGATACAACTGCTTGTAGGCGACAAAGTATTAGTCGAGGTATCACCCTACGACTTAACACGTGGACGAATCACCTTAAGAGAAAAATGATAAACCTATTCAAACAAGCAATCGAATTCCGTAAGGCATTCAACCAGCCACTGCTTAATAACTTCACACGCTATGGATTCCTAAGGCTCAAGTTGTTCAACATGCAATGCAGTTTGATCGATGAAGAGGCTAAGGAATTCCTAGATGCCTGCGATATCTTGACTAGCGATTGTCAATCACAGGACAATCGAACTGAAGTTCTAAAAGAATTAGCAGACCTTGTGTATGTCTGTTATCAATTCGCTGCTACTTATAACCTTGATTTAGATGAAGCGTTAGATCGCATTCATAAATCAAATATGAGTAAATTAGATGATGAGGGTAATCCCATATATCGCAGAGACGGCAAGGTCTTAAAAGGTGATAACTATAAACCACCCACACTAGACGATCTAGTGGCCCCTTCTAACACAATTCCTCCCGAAGATTTCAATGTCAATTAACAATTTTATTGCACGTACTGGCCGTGTTCAAAGCTGGCTAGACAACCCTGAAAGCCGACTTCCAGTCAGCTGCACGATTTTTAACGTCATGGACAGCATGGAGGGTGCCGAAGGTATCGAAGCCTCCTGGCGCTTTGCTTCACACGCCCTAAGAAATGGAGCAGGTGTTGCAATCCATTTATCTCAACTACGGCCTAAAGGTGAAGAAAACGGTAAAGGCTTGGTTGCATCAGGTCCTGTAAGTTTTGGAAAAATCTATTCAACGATTAATGAAATTTTACGTAGGGGGGGTGTATATAAAAATGGGGCTGTCGTGCTTCATCTTGACTTAAGTCACGCAGATGTTATTGAATTCTGTGAGGCACCTAGGTCAGAACTACCTTGGGCTAAGCGTTGCATCAATCTCAACCAAGAGATGTGGGACGTAGCTAATGCTGATACACGTGACGCAGTGCTGCGAGGCATTATGCGTGGTGATGTATGGCTAGCGAAGGTTCGTTATGACCAGCACGGTAATAGAATTTATGCCAACGTTTGTCTGGAAGTATTTATTAAATCAAGAGCCACTTGCTTGTTGCAACATATAAACGTCGCGGCAGGCAAGGTAGAGGATCTACCACAGGCATTTGTTGATGGTATGACGGAGCTTGTCGAGCTTCATGGTAGGACTGGTGTTGAGAATACAGGACAATACCTACATCCTCATTTTGATAGGCAAGTAGGTCTTGGGATGCTTGGCTTAGCCAACCTGCTATCACTTGAAAAAGTAACGTATGCAGAGTTTGCTGATGCACTAGAAGGTGATTCTGATGCGACTCCAGCAGCAGTTAAAATCGTAAAAGCACTTCAAGCAGGAATCAATCAAGCAGCTTCAGTTGCTAAGGCCGCCAAAATGGATCGTGCCTTTGCTATTGCACCAACTGCTTCATGTTCCTACTCGCAACAAGACAGAGCAGGCTATACAACCGCCCCCGAAATCGCACCGCCGGTCGGACGCATCGTTGATAGGGACAGCTCTACTTTTGGAATCTCTCAGTATGACTACGGTCTTGTAGAAACGGCAGAGATGGTTGGTTGGCACGATTACTACCGTGTCGCTAACGGCATCATGTTGATGCTCCAGTCCACTGGACTCTGTCATGGCTATAGTTTCAACACTTGGAGCGATATTCTTATCTACTCCGAAGAGTTTATCCAAGATTGGCTGAACTCACCTCAGACAAGTATGTATTACTCACTGCAGGTAATGGAGAACACACAAGCCAAAGATGATATATCCAACGCCTTAGATGAAGACTTCAGAGACCTATTCGATATGAATGAGATTGATGAGGACTCAGACAAGATCCCTGACCTACCCAATTATTCAGATCCCACTATGTGTGTTGGATGTGCTGAATAACTATAAATCCATCGCATAATTACCATGACAAAAGCAGCAACTCCATATATTCAACTTCACGAACGCAAGCGTACCTGGACACCTGTAGCCATCACTAAGGGAGACCTTCTCCCTGGTGGTGAAGAGGTTGTTCAACGTGCCCTATCCCTACGAATCCTTGAGATTCCTGTAGCTGATTTTATTACTGACGCTATGAAGGGAGACCTACCTGAAGCTGCTGGCTGTAAAGAGCTGCTCTTATCCAACATTGAAGACGAAACTAATCATGATCTTGCCCTTAACTATGCAGCAGATGTTCATCAAGTCCCTGGAAGAATACAGGCTGAAGCTGACAAGATTGCTAAAACGTGGATTGGATTGGACCGTCACCCCGTCCTCAAGGCAGCCATTCTCGAACGAAGTGTATTCTTCGTTCTTCTGCCAATCTTCAGGTTCCTTGGTGACACGGGCCTACGTACAACCTCGGCAGATATCAGCCGAGACGAGATGACCCATGTCGCAGCTCATTCTTTAGTTGCTAAAGAAGTTGGTGCTACATCAGATAAGACACTAAATGCAATCCGACGTGCAACTGTACGTTGGGTTACTGAACCACTCCAAGCTGAGAATGAGAACAAGCACCTGTCCAGTAACTTCTGGATGAAGTGCAGCGATAGTCTCTACAAAACTGGTAAAGCTGCTGGTCTTGCAGACACAAGAGCCTCCAGAATGCCAGCGTTCTTTGAGAGTGATTCACGAAACCTACCCCAATATGCTTAATGATTGAGCTGTTAGCTGTAGTAGCAATTGCTTCAGGACCAACCTCTACGCTTAGTGAGCACCAGCTTTGCAAAATAGAAGTAAGGGCCTTAGGTGGTGACTCCTGGGCTGCTGGTCACCCTGATTATCCAGGTGAATACGACTGTTGCGATAAGCCTTATAACGAACACGACATTTATAGATGGTGCGAAAATGATTGATATATCAAACGACACTCATAATGCTCGCCTTATCTGGATTACTCCTGATGCTGAGAAACTAATCGGTAAAATTGCCAGAGTTTCTAATCCCGCTAATGAAGATAACCCAGATAGTGAGAAACTATTAAAGTATCTAATCAAGCACAGGCACTGGAGCCCATTTGAAATGGCTTCAATGTGCGTGGAGATTCAAACTACTAGGGCTATTGCACCTCAAATTCTGAGGCACCGTAGCTTTAGTTTTCAAGAGTTCTCACAACGCTACGCTGAAGTGACTGACTTACATACACCTCAGTTACGTCGCCAAGATTCAAAGAATAGACAGAACAGCATTGCTGACTTACGTCAAGCTGACATTGATCAGTGGAATCTTCTTACTGAAGAGCACTTCAAACACTCAATGGATCTCTATAAAGCACTGCTTGAGAAAGGAGTTGCTAAGGAGTGTGCTCGTTCTGTACTGCCTTTGAATACTGGAACAAGGATGTACATGTCAGGTACTATCCGTAGCTGGCTTCATTATGTTGACTTACGCTCTGCTAACGGAACACAGTTAGAGCATCAGAATATTGCACTAGAAGTGTTGGCTATACTACAAAAAGAGCTACCAACAATTGCAAACGCTATGTGGCCTGAGAATGATGCCTAGTAACGACAAACGTGAAACACTTGAAGAAGCACTGCGAGCTGTTGAACATCTCGGCAATTCTTTTATGGCTGGCAACATTAAAAGTGAAATTGCAGAGTTAGACAAGCAGGAACTCGCAAAATCTAAAAAGAGCGATTAAACTAAGGACTGACAACAATATCAGTCATAATGAATTTTATCGCCGCAACTGTAGAGCTTAAAGAATTTTGCTCTGATCCAGTCAAGGCTTACGGTCTTGACTATGTAGCTGCTGAAGCAGTTATTCCAGGTAACAATGACAGTAGTCAAGTTAAACTAAGAGTACTCTGTTACGATAGACAAGGTCCAAAGCTATCAGCCTTCCAATCATGGAAAACAGGCACCCGTGTTTTAGTCACTGGGAATTTAGTCTTTAGTGATGACTCGTCACAACCACTAGATCTAGTTGTTACTACTTTGGAACATGCTATCCCCCAAGAAATGTACTGTAATCAAGTCGTACTGGGGAATGCGTTCTTTGGTTCTGATGAGATTAAAGAACGTAAAAATGGTCAAGTTGCTATCAAGATTGGCAGCACACTAGACAACTCTGACATCACTACCTGGTTGTTTATGGAGACACATGAATCAAGAAAAGCAAAACTCACTGAGAGAGTCCGTAAAGGGCGGCCTATCTGTGTGCAAGGATATATTCGGGAGTTTAGAAAGGAAGGCGACACGAGCCCTTACAGAGCTATCGTTGCAAATGACTTCACGACTAGAAAGGAAACGCCGCGTACAGGAAGAGGAGCACCGACGACGGGAGGCGCTAAAGGTTATGGCGAAGTTGACCCAACCCCGGAGTATTGATAAGAAGGGATGGTTTAAATAATAAAGGCGGCCTATATGGTCGCTTTTTAATGAAAAGCCCGCGTGCGACCCTAAAAATGGTATCAAAAAATTTGAAGCTTATATTATGAATCGATTATCCGAAATTACTACAGAACAAAGACAAGCTGTCTGTGCTGCCTATGCAATCAAGCTGCTCGACAATCAGGAACAAGCAGCAGGGTTTGACAAACTATTGAACTTATTGGTTGATGCCCTTATGTTTCTTGACGACGAACAGCTTACTGATGATATGAAAAAGTATATCGGAGACGCTGGTAACAGAGAGGTTTGGGCGAAGGCTGAAGAGTGGACAGGACCTTTTTAATTAGGTCACATCTTTATAAATAAGGGATTATATTGTAATTGTCTAAACAATATATGCAATGACATTACAAGTCCTACCTCCAGAATTAACGGAGGCTAAAGATAAAATTGAAACGAAAGAACCTCAACCTTACTTCAAACCTAGTCAACTGAAAGACGGAGAATCAGAAGAATTCAGACTGCTTGGATGCTACGAAACAGGTCACGCCATTGTTGGCTGGCAATATGCATCTGAAACACAAGATGCCAAGACTGGTGATCTACGCTTTAACGGATACGTAGTAACACGCAGTCACCCTGGTCAGCCTAATGACATTGCGCGTGAGACTGACTGGAGTAAGCCTGACCGACCAAAGATTGACGGCAGCTTTGTTAAGCCACGTCGCTTCCTTGCTTGGGTAGGCACATCAGCAACCCGTGGTCGCCTTGAAGTTCTGTTCATTGAACAGAAGTCATTGCGTGAGCAGCTGACTGAAGTTCTCCAAGAAGTTGAGGACTACACCTGGACCGAAGAAGGTCTAGCAAACTTCTCAATCAAGATCTCCCGTAAAGGTCAAGGTCTTGAAACTAGCTACAGCATCTTGCCAAAGGTTCGTGCTGTGCCTGAGAAGATTAAAAAGGAATGGACTAAGCAGAAGGAAACTATCTGGCTTCCGAATTTCTTTGAAGGTAAAGATCCCTTTGATGGTAAAGGGACTGATGAAAAGGGACTGCCTGCTGGTGGAACCGATAAGCGTGGATCAACTGTGATGCCCGCTAAAGCAAAAGCAAAAGTAGAAACTAACGCTGAATTCTGATGACTAAACTTGACTTAGATACACATAAGAACGGAGAGCTAGGGCTATGGGAAGTGGAGGCAACACTAACGTTGCCACCCATCACTGTAACTAGAGCGAAGAAAGATAAGGACGATCTGAAGTATGAACTTCGTCGTGCATTCAGCGACATCGTTGAAGAAGTTGTAGAAAAAATGACTGCTGAGGAACTCTGATGACAAACACACCTAATAACTTTGAGAACTTGCCACCAGAAATGCAGGCAAGACTTGCTGAAATTATGGCTAAGGGCCAGCAAGCTCCTGGTCAAGCACCAGCTCCACCACAAGCACCACCTCCTGCACCACGTCCTCCATCCCTGATGGATCATGTGATTGCACTCCGTCAAGAAGTTAATCAGCTTTCACAACAAGTAGAAGCTTCTGCTCGTGTTACGGAGGCGGTTGGTAATGCAGTCGGTCAACTATATGCGACGTTTCAGGAAACAACCGCACCTTCAAATTACAGCTCAAATTTCCAAGAGGCGAGGCCGTCACTAGAGGATGCTGAGTACTGAGAAGACAAAAAAATGTCTTAGCGTCTCCGCTATTAATGCAGCGAAAACAATTAAACGCCGCAAGGAGATGCTGTCTCAGTACAACTGTAGAGCTTGTGATCATAATGACCCAACTGTTATTGAATGGCATCACTTAGATCCCTCTACTAAGGAATTGAAAGTCTGGAGATGTGCTTGGAATGAAGAGCGCTTCTGGAATGAAATTCTTAAATGTGTACCTCTCTGTCCTACCTGTCATGTAAAAATCCACCAAGACCAACTATGTCTAATCCCCCAGATCAGCCTTTCCGAATAAGCACACCGCAGGGTTACCGGAAGTATCTATGTTCCGGTTTATATATGCCCTCGGTGACGACGGTATTAAGTGCCACTGAAACGGAAAAGTCTAAGGCTGGGCTACGTACCTGGAACATTAATAACCCAGGCAAGCTTGAGGAGGCAAGTACACGTGGATCTGCAATCCATAAGTGTGCTGAGAACTATATAAGGGGGTTGCCAATTGACTGCCCCGATGCTTATAGTTCTTTTTGGAATGGGATGGATCAATATTTAGATTGGTTTGACATTATTCACTGGTCCGAGCGCCCACTGCGTAAGGACTGGCATCACCTAAGGTCTGACGATAAGGAAGTCGCATACGTGTGGTCTACGGAACACCTGTATGCAGGGTGTCCTGATCTGATCGGAGAGATTGGTGGAGTGAAGGTCATTGCTGACTTCAAAACAAGCAATGGTCCTTACATGAACAGGTTCCCTGATAAGGGTGACCGCATGGGTTTCGGAGGATTCCGAAAGTACCAAAAGTGTGCTCAACAGATGGCGGCTTACCGCCTTGCATTAGCTGAGCGCACTGGCTATAAGTGTGACGTAGCACTCATCATTGTTGCTACTGAAGAGACTACACAAGGCATCTTTATTGATGGCGACCAAATGGATCTTGCAGAAAGCAGGTTCCTGAAAAGAGCAAAACAATTCCACGATATGGAAAACGATAATGAAATGGCTAATTAGAGGAAAGACTAAATCTATCTATGAGGATTACCAACCTGATAAGATTTGCCTGAAGTTCGATGATGTTGTCACTGCTAATAATGGTGATAAGTCAGCGATCTACTTAGGTAAAGGTGGATATACCTGCAATATTTCTTGGCTACTCTTTCAAGAGTTGGAGAAGAATAACATTGCTACTCACATTGATACACGCCTTACTAATGACACCATCATCTGTAAGAAGGTGGATATTATTCCAATCGAAGTCGTTGTCCGTAACAAGGCAGCGGGTGGATTATGTAGAGGCACCACAATTGAAGAAGGTACTGTCCTGTCACCAGCCTTGGTTGAGTTCTTCCTAAAGGACGACGACAAGAATGATCCGTTACTCACAACTGGACGCATCCTTAAAATGGGTTATGACATCAACCTACCTAATGAACTTGCAACCGTAGCTCATGACGTTAACTATGTACTGAAGAGAGTGTTTGATGAGATTGGTTATGACCTAGTTGACTTCAAACTTGAACTTGGATATTCAACTGCTACAGGCGAGCTGCTTGTAGCCGATGAAATCAGTCCCGATAGTTGCAGGCTATGGAAGAAAGGAACCAATGAAAGCTTCGATAAGGATATCTACCGTAAGGCGACTAATGAACTAGCGGCACAACGTCAGCGTCTACTAGATGCTTACCAACAGATTTGTGTTGACTTGTTAGATAGGAAGCTGATGATCGAACAGGAAGATGCCGTACAACGCACACCCTGAAGATCCTATTACCGTTCTTCGGTTAATGACTCACCTTGAAGCTCTGTGGGGATTTACTCAGGTTTATCCCGAAAATGAAGAAGAGACTGCTTACCTTGCAGAGATGAAAAAGAAATACTACAAAATGTATTTCAGAATGAAAAGGGAGGAAAAGCAACGTGAAAAAGATACCGCAAATGAAACTCAAAGTAGCAGTCAATAAGAACTGCAAGGACAAAACAAATGCTCAGAAGGT